AGGCTCTTCATCTTTGATGCCAAGGAACTCGTTTAGTGTACCCTTCTTCTCAACTTCCGCTTTCTTACCAACGAAGTTATCATAATCTTCTGACATGTTATCTCCTTACCCAAAAAAATCTTCTAGTGTTCCTTGTCTTCCATCACCACCATCAATGCCCCATTGTATCTTGTCTGTTATGAAGCGTAGCGGCTCAATGAAGCTCTTCTCAAATTGTTGTGGTCTATCAATCAGGTCTTCCATGCCAAACTCTGTAGGAAAAGAGGTCATGAACGACAATGAGCTTGATTGATACTTGTTTGGCTCTTTGAGGGCAATGAACTTTACCTTGTCACCTTCTTGTATGAAGGGATACTTAGCGGATAGGTTATTCTTCTCCACCAAATAGTTCATGAGTATCGCACCCTTTGTATGTATAGGGGCACCTTTCTTGAAGAAACCATACTCCACAGTCTCACCGCTTATCAAGTCCATTGTACTTTTAGATGTTGCAGTGTATTTCCCAATACCATTACAACTACGGGGATATGCAATGTCTTCTGGTGGTAGGTTCATGAACTCCTCACGAAAATCTTTGATGAATGCATTCAGTTCCTTCTCATCACCATTGATGATGATCTTGAGTGCTTGCTTGATCTTCTCTCGACATGGTGCAGGAGTAGATGACTTGACTGCTTCGATACCCATGATCTTTAGATACGGTTCCTTGAATCGCACACCTTCCATGTCCCATACGTTGAGGATGTATCGTTTCTTTGCTGTCCATATACCAGTTGAAGCAATGGCTTCTCTTGCCATCTGCATCTTCTGGTCATACGCATTCATTCGTTTAGCAAGAGCCTCATAACTTTTGTCAATAAAAGGTTCCAACTCCTCTTTTGCAAATGCATCCAAGAAATTGACGATCTTGCTAGTCTGTTCTCCTGATTTAAACTTCGTAGCAACCAACGATTCAAAAGTGACATATACCGAGTCTGTATCGCTCGCAATAACATAGTCAACCCCAGTAGTTTTGAGGATTCTGTTGAGATAGATGTTAAAAGACTTTTCAACCCATCGTATAGATAACTGACCAGACGTTGTAATTGCTGTAGCGACCAAGAGATCAAAATAACGAAAGTAGTTATTACCAATTGCGCCATAAGCGGAATTAAGAGAAATCTTCTTTGCCATTTGGATGTTGTCGTAGCGAGATATCTTTTTGAGTAGTGCGGGGTCACCAGTGTCTTCATACTCTTGTTTAGCTTCGAGCATAAGTTTCTTATATTTGACACGATCATTATATACATTCTCCATTATTTCTGGTAAAAATCCTTTGACATCCTTACGAAAAAACGCACCGTTTGGAGTCATACAATACTCTGTATCATTTCTGATTTTCTCAGCAAGAATGCCATCCACCATTCCCTCTTTCACTTCACCGCTACGCATTAGGGTTTCTGGTGAGATGTTATACTGCATGATAAGGTGTGGATACAGCGAGTTCAAGTCAAAGGACATAACCCATTTGTGCATACCCACTTGAGGGTCTTTCACATAAGCACCCTCAAACTTTTCTATCTTCTTATGATCCTTCTTTTGCGGTATCACAATATCCTTTTTGCGTAGGTGATTGTATATCATGTTGTCCCAGTAACGTACTTGACCCAGAACATCCGTAAAGTTTACCTTACCGTCATATGCCATAGTCAAGCACAACTCAATGAGCCGCATCTTGTCTTCTAGCTTATCCACAATCTCCACGTCTTGAATGTTGTATTCAATGAACGACTGATAGTCTTTCTGATACCACTCTCGAAATGTGTCAAAGGGATTGCCATCCTTCCGCTCACCCAGTTCTACAAACGCAATATGGTCCAGCGTGTATCGTTCTTGGTTTGTATATGTGAACTTGCGATACAGGTCAAAGAAGTCTAGTGCAGACACACCTTGTATATCATACACTTGCCGCTTGCGGCCCATCTGATACACTTCCTTGGCGAACACATTGTTCCAAGGTGATAACTTATTCATAAAGTCTTCACCGAATAGGTTCTTGATACGATTACAGATGTAGGGAATGTCAAAAAACTCTGTGTTCCAACCAGTCACAATGTCTGGATATATCATGCGCCATTCGTCAAGAAACTTAATGAGCAAGTCATCCTCATCTCTACACAAGCGATAGTCTACATCCTCACGGATGTTTTGAAACTCATGCAGACCCCAGACAACAATCTTCTTGCTCTGGTGGTTCTTCATCGTGATTGACAGTAGTGGTTCTGCGGCATCCGTTGGATCAGGAAAACCGTTCTCGCACTCCACCTCAATGTCAATGGTCACGATAAGGATTTGATCCTTGTCCCAAGGCACATCATCAGGATACTCATCACTGATATAGCAATAAGGATACTGTGTATTACCGAACACAATCTCTTGATTTGCTCTCTGTTCAACCCATGCTTTTGCTTCCTTTATGGAGTCGAATTTACGAGGAAGAACATTCTGACCATCAAGCGTCTTGTATCCTGTATACTCCTCAGTTTTTAAATCGAATAGTGTAGGTCTGTAGTTTACCCGCTCGGATACCCGCTGACCATCCTTGACACCTCTCACCAGAAGAGAGTTGCCACGCTGAATCACATTTGTATAGAATTCCATTATAAAATTATATCACCTTTGTAGTTATTTGTCAAGTCTCTCTTTTCTTTCCAATGTTGTATTTTGTCTCCAGCAACCATTCATTCTTCTCTTTGTATGTAAGGATTTTTATTTGACTTAGTGGTGCTGCCTCATGAGAGCTTTCACTCATTATTTGAATCAACCCCCAATCCTGTAATAGATTTGCGATTGTGTTTCTACGAGACAAATCGTTTGTCGATATGTTAGTTCTCTTTCCATCAAGGGCAAATAGCTCCTTGAAATGCACAATGTAATATCGTCCCTGTTTGTGTAGGATGTGGCAGGATTGGTATAGTTTCCTCTCTTTTCGAGAAGCAACACCAATGCGTGATAGTGTCTCTCTGACCTTTAGAAAATCGTCGGGTTCATTTAGTCCCACTTCGAGTAGTTGTTCTTGTGTCCAGCTAATTTCTTCCATCTCTTCCACCTTTTCTCATCTTTTGTTTTATGGCAGAAATTTGTTCATCATTCAGTAGGTCAAGAGCAACCTTTGCTTTCTCGTTGTTGTATCCATAGAACTCTTTAACATACTCTAGATTCTCTAATTTCGTCGCCTTCAGCCAAGGTGTGTATCTTTTCCTTGGACGCAGACTATTTATCAAAAAATCAAACTGAAGTTTCTTATCCAGATGGTGTAACTGGTTAATCTCATTCACTAGCATGATTGTGTCTTGAAATGGTGCAACACACTTATTTACGATGAATGGTGGATATTTCTTCTCCCATGTCTCATCCTCATCATCCATAAGCTTTTCTTTGGTAGAGTTTACCGCATTGAGATAGTCCTTTAGTTCATACATGTCACACCTTCCACGGCAAATCTGTTTCTGATGCAAAATCAGTGAGGTCGAACACTGGTTGTGCAAGTGTGTCTTGATTAGAGTCTGCAAGACCTTGTTGTTGTGCATCCTCTACATCATACAACTTCATCTTCGCTCTGTCAATACCAATAACGAATCTTTTATTGGTGGTAGGGTCATTGTATCGGTTCTTGAGTTGCTTCACCGCAATCTGGTTCAGTTCGTCAAGTTCCTCATTACTAATGAGCGCAAACATGAGGTCAGCCGTAGCAGGCAAACCAAAAGATTCTGACGTATCTTCCAGACCCACATCACTATTGGAGAACCCGCTCCTTGTGGTTTGTGTAGCCGACATAATCGGGACGTTTGTTTCAACTGCGAGTCCCCTAAGTTCTTCAGCAATTGCCTTGATATACATGTAGCTGTTGACATTTCCATTCGCCTTAAATCGTGATGATGCACATATGTTTAGATAGTCAATGAAGATGATATCTGGTTTGAATGATCTCTTGATAGCAAGTTCTTTGATCAGTCCTCGAAA